AAAGCTTGATAGTCAAAACAATGTCAATAGTAAATATGTAGATCTTTTAGAAGAAGATAAACCTATCGCTGGGCAAAAATTTGCATGCATCTCATTTGTTTCACCTGAAAAAATAATCAAACAAAAGGAGATTTTCTACTTTGAAGAATTCCTAAAGAAATGGGACATTAACAAATCAATGGAAAAATTTGTTCAATTTTTAAATTTTATTTCGTATAAATATCATTTATCATTTGATGACATTTCAAATGATTTTAAAGAATTTGTAAAAGAAGAAAAGGATGAACTTGCTAAATCATCTATGGAAGATGATTACAAGACATTTTTAGATAACAATGAAGAAGAATTGGATAAATTATTTGGAATGAATCATAATTTTCAAACAAGTACAAGAGGAATTAAATTAAGAGGCGTATATCCATCAATGGAAGAAGCTGAAATAAGATGTAAATTGTTGAGAGAAATTGACCCAAATCATGATGTTTTTGTCGGACCAGTCGGTTTATGGATGCCTTGGGATCCAGAAGCCTATAAAACAGGTCGTGTTGAATACATGGAAGAAGAATTGAACCAGTTGATGCATGAAAAACAAAAGAATGAAGCAAATGCTAAGCAAAACTTTGAACAACGAGTTAAAGAAACAAAACAAAAAGCAATTGAAGAAAACATAAAAAAAGCTGAAAAGAGTGGTAATACATTAACTCAAAGCATTGATGACGCAGGAAATCTTATTGGTATTAATAATATGAGTACAAAAGAAGGTAGTTTTACAAATAATGATGCAGATAGTGAAATGATCACAGCAGCTGATATTCGCGCAGAATTATTTGAAGGTGAAAATATAGTTGTTGGTAAAAGTGATTATGGACAAAGTGAACTACTCAGTGGACCATTTGCAATAAAAAAGAATAAAGATGGTATGGAAGAGGTGGATTAGAAAAAATAAAATTCAAAAATATAAGTAAATATTGTAGTAATAATATATAAATATTTTATGAATAATATAATTATATAAGCAATAATTATATTATGAAAATAGGCGTTGCAATTCCTTCTTACATAGGTCACATTGATTCAATGTTCAAATTACTTGATTCCATTCAAAATCAAACAGTCATACCGGACAAAGTTGTGATTAGCTGTTCTTCCACTAGAAAGAGTGATTTTGAATTTAAATTACAATCTTATTTTGAAAAAATTAAACAATATAAATTTTTTTTTCAAATAATTACAAGCGAAGAAAAAAAATGTGCTGCACAAAATCGTAATATTGCTGCATTCAAATTATCTGATATGGATTATATAACTTTTATAGATGCAGATGATCTAATGCATCCTCAAAGAATAGAGATATTATTAAAAGTTTTTCAAGATAAGGATAGTGATATTATTTTACATAATTATCATAATAGTGAAATACTTGATAGCATTACAAAAAAAATAGAAAGTCATGAGATAAATATAAGCAGTAATTCATTGAAACAATGCTATTCTGGCTGCATTAGCCATAAGTATTGTCATGATACAAATCACAAAATACATCACGGGCATGTTTCTATAAAACAGTATATTTTTAATCAAGTCCAATTTCCTGAAGAACCAGAATTTTACACAAAAGAAGATTGTGTATTTTGTTATAGAGTTTTTAGCCTAGAGAATATTAAACATTCATATGTAGCAAACGAATTGAGTTACTACAAACCTTCAAATACACAGATATTATATTTTAGTTAGTTGGTTTTATTATGTGATTTTATTTACAATTCCGGAATTTCATGTAATCCAATAGTAAGAGGATATTTAATAAAGCAATAATCACTCCATGTAGTGTAAAAACTGTGATTCAATTCACACCATTCAAACAAGTATTTGCCGTTTGAAGCCTTTAATGGAAATTCTTTCCACAATTTATATTTGAAATGAAATAACAGATTCATTATTCCCATTTCATTTGTTTTGCAGACAGTATATTTATTCATAGCATCTAACAATTGCTGCTTATTACATATTTTCAAAATACTTGTATCATAAACCCACATACAGTTCAACATATGATATGAATCAAATATTTCATTTCCAAAATCGGTTTTAATAAGTTCTATTTTTTCTTCATTATCATAACTCAATTGATGTTTAAAAATTTGATCACTTTTAAAATTAGGGGATGCATCATTTGGAGCTAAAATAGAATTGTGATAATCAAGCTCTAATACGTATTTAACATCATCTAAGACACGTAATCCAGCGTCTAAAAAAACTACTTTCTCCCATTGTAAGAAATAATCATCAAAAACATGCAATTTCTCCCATTGATTTAATTTATTCAGCTCTCTTTTGTCGCTATTAGAAAACCCGTTTGGACCTATTTCTTTTAAAAGTTCGGTTTTGTCTATTAAAGAAAATCTCTTTTCAATTATCTGGTATTGTGACTTGTAACCATATTCCAAATCAAAATCAATTGTAATCAGCACAATATCTCCATGCCAATTTCCAACTGTTCTTAAATCATTGATTGTCGCACGTGCTTTATAAAAATACAATTGGTCTGTTACTAAAACAAAAACGGTGTTGTTGTTGTTGTTGTTGTTATTGACATCCATACTATAAATATAAATATACGTTAAGTATTTATATTTATTACAATTTAATTTTTATTCTTATTTGTTTGCAAATTTTATTTACCTTACCTTACCTTACCACTTTGTTTTCTTAACACTAATTTTTTGTCCATTGCCTCTCTTTTTATTAGCATTTGGATCATATTTTTCTTCTTCATCATCTGAATTATAATTTTTAGACAATTCCCAAAATTCTTTTGAACCTAATCTAAAGTCATTGTGATTCTCTGCTTTATACCAAAACACTTGGTCTTGCAATTTATTTGATTTTACATTATTGTTTATTACCAAACATTCGTAATTTTCTGTGCACTGATCCATAACTTGACAAAAGGATTCAAATGTCGGAAACATACCAGCATAATTATCATAAATACGACGCCTATTTGCTATATAATTCTCTCTTAAAATAAAAACATAATCAATATTTGTACGTAGTGTTGGTGGAATACCTAAAGGATACTGCATAGTAATTACCAACATGATCTTCCAATGACGCCCATTCATAAATAATAAACGCATCATTTTGTCACGAGACCAAGTATTATCATAAAGACAATCATCTAAAATAACAAAGGCGCGAGGATCAATTGTCGTTCGTTTGTATGTCTCCATTTCTTTTTTAATTTGTTTCAATACGGTTCTTTGTCTTTTCAAGATATTTTCTATGATAGCAGTGTTATATTCATTATGTATAAATAACCTTGGCACCATTTTACCGTAAAAACCATTACCTTCTTCAGTTCCTGAAATAACTGTCCCAATAGGAATATCTTGTTGGTAATATAGTAAATCTCTTACTAAAAAACTTTTACCTGTGTCACGCTTACCAATTAAAACAATAACCGGTCCTTTTGATTCATTTGACTTAAAACTAATACTTTTCATATCAAATTTTTTTAATTCTAAAGACATTATTATTAAATTTAGAAAAATAAAATTTATATATTTATACGAATTTAAAATAAGTTAAAAGTGGATATTATTTATATTTTAATTACCTAATAATATGAATATATCTGATAACAATCATATTTCACAGAACGATAGTAATAGTAATAGTAATATTAATTATCAAAAAAGAAAAAACACTGAACTTTTCAAGGCTTTAGAAAAAACCGAAACACTTTTTCTCTCAAAAACACAAAATTATATACCAATATATGAGAGATTTTTTTCATTGAATGATTCTAATTACAATAATATAAATTTAAACCATAAATGGTATCTGTATAATATCAAAAATAGCGTTGACACAAATAGTGAGACAAAAAAAATATTTCAATGTCGCATTAAAAATATAGAAAATGACGAAATTAAAACCAAAAATATATTTATAAAACTGGCTCCGCTGTTGGACCCATTTAAATATTTAGTAGGCAAATATAACAATATTATTGACGGCAAATTATATAATTTGCCCAATTTAGATGTCAACAACAACAACAATTGTCACGCCAAATTATTAGATGCAAATAACTCAGCGTACGTTGATGGTCTTTTTGTTTATATAACATCCTTATTAAAAAATAATTATAATTTTAACCATGGATTAGATTATTATGGATCATTTCTTTCTATTAAAAATAATTATATGTTAAACGTATTTGATGACTTGGATTATTTAAATAGTTCAGATTTTTTTAATAAAAACAAAAATATTTTGTTTAAAATTGATGATTACGAACATTTAATTAAGTTAGAAAAACACAAATTAAAAACTATTAAAATAGACTACGCTTCAAGTGCAAAATCTAATTTATCTTTTAAATCAATCAATAATGAAATTTTTGAAAATTTGTTTAATGATAATTATAATGCGGACAATAATAGTGAAAAATCTTTAGCTAATGATAATAATGTTATTGAATATGATTTCAATATTAATATTGACGACGACGTTGACATTGATGAACTTGATGTTGATAATAAAACTAATACATTAAAATCAACCTCTAGTTCTAGTTGTTCCTCAAGAATATCTTACACAAATAGTGAAACCAGTGAAAAAAGTGAAAATATCTCGGAGTATACATCATATAAGTCTGAAAGTGATGGTGGAGATATTAATTCAGAATGTCAAGAATATGAAGATGAGAATGAATATGAAGATGTTGACGATGATGAAGATGAAGATGAAGTTGATGAAGAAGAAATAAACGTAACGATTAGTAAATTTCCTGTACAATTAATTTGTATGGAAAATTGTGAAAACACTCTTGACAATTTAATATTAAATGACAAACTAACAAATGATGAATGGTTTTCTGCATTAATGCAAATAATAATGATTTTAATTACATATCAAAAGGTATTTTCATTTACTCACAACGACCTACACACAAATAATATTATGTACAACGAGACATCAAAAAAATATATTACTTATCATTATAACAAAAAAACTTATAAAGTCCCGACTTTTGGTAAACTATTCAAAATCATTGATTTTGGAAGAAGTATTTACAAATTTCAAGGAAAACTATTTTGTAGTGATAGTTTTCAAAATGGTAATGATGCAGCGTCTCAATATAATACAGAACCTTATTTTGATGAGAAAAAACCACGTTTAGAACCTAATTTTAGCTTTGATTTATCGCGTTTAGCGTGTTCTATATTTGATTATTTAGTAGAAGATTTAGAAGAAGTCAAAGATTTAACCAAAATAATTGATCCTGTTAAAAAATTGATCGTTGAATGGTGTTTGGATGACAATGGAGTTAATTTATTATATAAAAATAATGGAGATGAGCGATATCCTGACTTTAAATTATATAAAATGATCGCTAGACATGTTCATAATCATACTCCTCAAATTCAATTGGAGAGACCTGAATTTAAACAATTTTTAATAGAAACATACTCAGACAAAAAACAAAATACTATTAAAATTGATATTGACAGCATTCCTTTGCTGGTATAATACAGAAATATAGTAATATAGCAATAACAAAATGTAATTATGGTAGTTGTTATAGTTATTATATTATTTTGAAAATAATATAATATTGTTATAATAATAATATAAATGGAAAAATATGGTTTTATAATGACAAGACATGTGAACTCAGAAAAAACAAACAATTATTGGAATCAAAGTATAAAATGTATTAGACGATTTTACCCAAATAATATTAAAATAGTAGTGATTGATGATAACAGTAATTATGATTTTGTAAAAGCAGACCATGAATACAAAAATGTTGAAATAATACAATCAGAATATAAAGGACGAGGAGAACTATTGCCATATTATTATTTTTGTAAAAACAAATTTTTTGATAATGCATTTATTATTCATGATAGTATTTTTATTCATAAAAGAATTGATTTTGATAGATTAAAAGACATTGATGTTTTACCTTTGTGGCACTTCAACCCAGATAAAGAAAATATACATAACTCATTGCAATTAGTATCTAATTTTAGAAACCAGTTTTTATTATATAAAAATTTAACTTTAAGTGAAATTTCAATACTAGGAAGAAGACCTGAATGGTATGGTTGTTTTGGTGTTCAAAGTTATATTAATCACAATTTTTTAGTAAGAATATCTAATAAATATAATTTGTTTACATTGTTGAATAAAGTAAAATCACGTCCAGATAGATGTTGTTTGGAGAGAATTTTTGGTTTAATATTTCATTTAGAATCAGGCCTCACTCAGAAATATAAATCTTTGTTTGGTAATATTCATGATTATAATAGTGCATTTGATTATACATATGATAAATATAAAGATGATTTGATCGTAAAAAAAAAATTACCAAAAAGTATTATAAAGGTCTGGAGTGGGCGCTAATAGCAACTTTTAGGAAAAGTTGCGCAAAAGGCTTTGCGACAATTTTTACCATTTACATTTGTGGTCTTCTTTCATCATTTTTAATGTTTCACGAATTATTTTTCTCTCTTCTATCAATAATTCTTTGAAGGCATTAGGATATTCTTTTTCTAGTTTGTTTCTATGAGTAATAAGATTCCAGCCTTCTAATGTTTCTTCATAAAATTCCATATGAATGGCAGGAAATTCAGTATCATCTATATATTTTATAATATTTTCAAAGATAATTTTGTGATTCCCTTCACATAATGCATTATTTAATTTATTGATCCATTCATATATTTTTCTACGAACCCTTCTAATATCTTTTTTTGGTTCGTACATTTTGTTTATTAGTGTATAACATTTTGGTTCAAACATAAATGTTATACGTATTTTATTTTCATATTTATATTGTAAAACCCAAATACTGCTTTTTGGCTCCACCTTTAAAAAAGGTGGAAAAGGTTGCTAGAATTCAGGATTGTTAGTAAAAACAGGCGTCGCGCCGCCACCACCAATTAGTTTATCACCATTTTGCATGACTGGTTTCAATTGTTCTAATATAAAATACCCCGAAACAACACTAAAATATACTAATAAAGCATCTCTTATCAACAATTTTAATGGTTTACTATCTTTTTCAATATATCTCATTTCAATAAATTTCACAATTAAAAAAATAATAGAAATAACAGCAGCTATTATAAAAATATTTTCCATTAAAATAGTAAAGCACATTCTTATTTTTGTTTAAACGCAAATTTTCATATCATAACTAAATAATTCAAAATCTTTTTTGTAAAATTCATTAATTAATTTTATAGAATCATTATTCAAATAAATTGCATATTTATCTTTTTCAATATTTATTTTATTTCTATTAAAATTCAAATCAAAATCATCGTAACCATACTTTCTCAAATCAGGAGTTAATGTTTCAGTTTTAAAAATATCTATATTTGGAATAATGGAATTATCATTATCTATTAGAAATTCATATTGTGGTTTGTTATGGTTATCATGGTTATGGCAATCTTGATAAATATATTTTTGGATAACTTCATATACCTCTGGCGGAGTGCTATTTTCATTTATTAAATCGTTAAAAAATAAGCCACTAATAATTCTATCGTATGGGTTTCTCACAACTGTTATAATCTTTAAATTTTCGTTAAAATTAACATCTAATATTTCTTTATATTGATAAATCTCTTTGTAAGTTAAATGTTGCAAAGAGACGGTATCTATTTTATATTTTTCAAACATTATATTCTCTCTTTTATCTAAAGAATAAGAATATAATGTTTGAGTGCATTTACATTTTAAATACTCTTCTAAAGAAGTCCCGCCTGTTTTTGGTATATGGAGAAATAAGGTATTAATTTCTTTATAATAAGGCATGAATTATACCAAGATAAAAATAAATATAATATGATTTTGTATTATTTAATCCAATAATTCTATATCGTCAATAATTAAATCCGGTAGTGTTTCTAATTCTGGTTCATTTATCACGTGAACATCTAGTGCATCTAAGCTGGCGATTTCATCCGATATATTCAATTTTG